GGCGCTGGAAAAACTCGCGCGGCTGCGGAATGGGTCCGTGAGAAGGCGAAAGAGAATCGCTACGGCGTCACACGCTTCCTCCTGGTTGCCCGTACGGCTGCCGACCTCCGCACGACCATCGTCAAGGGTGACTCGGGTGTCCTCGCGGTCTCCCCACCCTCCGAGATGCCCACCTACAACTCGTCCCGAAACGAACTCGTCTGGCCGAACGGCTGTGTCGCTGACCTCCGCACAGCGGAAGAGCCTGACGGTCTCCGTGGTGTGCAGGCGCACTACTCCTGGGCAGACGAGCTAGCCGCGTGGAGGCAGACTCCCGACAAGGCTGGCATGACGAGCTGGGGCAACCTCCGTGTTGCAACCCGTCTCGGCGCCAACCCCCAGATCTTCGCCACCACGACTCCGAAGCGTGTGCAGGTCCTCAAGGATCTCCTGAAGCAGGCCGAAGAGCGTGGCAACGTCTGGGTCACTCGCGGCTCCACGATGGACAACGCCGGTAACCTGGCCCTCGGCTACATCGATGACATGCTCGGCTCGTTCAAGGGTGGTCCTCAGGAGCGCCAGGAGCTGTACGGGGAGATGATTGACGAGCAGGAGGGTGCCCTCTGGCGCGACGACCACATCGAAGCCGCACACAACTACCCGCCACTCCCGCAGCAGGCCTTCAAGGTTATTGGCGTAGACCCGTCCGTCGCTGAGAATCCTCGCGACTCCTGCGGTATCGTCGTCTGCGCGTCCACGACCGAGCGCGAGCTGTATCGCCGCACTGCCTGGGTTCTGGATGACCGCACGGTTCGCGGCAAGCCCGAAGTCTGGCAGCGTGCTGTCGTGGAGGCGTCACACGACTACGGCAACGCGCCGATTGTCATCGAGACGAACCAGGGTGGGGCCATGCACGCGCAAGCGCTCCTGTCCATGGACCCCACACTCCGGATCTTCACCGTCCACGCCAAGCACGGCAAGGTCCTCCGCGCTGAGCCGATCATCACGCCCTACGAGCAGGGTCGAGTCTTCCACTACGGCACGTTTGCTGACCTGGAGACCGAGATGACCACCTGGGACCCCGAGTTCACCTCGAACTCCCCGGACCGCATCGACGCCCTCGTCCACGCGCTCACTGCGCTGCTCATCGCGCCCCCGAAGGGTCTGATTGGCGGCACGCTGGAGGCTCGACCCCCGACAGGTCGCAAGCTCAACATCGGCAACGTTGGCCGACGCAACGGCTCGCCCTCAGGCGGTTCCGCTCGCGGCTTCCGTATTCGCGGCTTTAATTAACAGCCAAGAACGCGATCCCGACCAGCGTCACCGGCCAGAACAGCGACGACAGCAGGATCAGGATCAGCAGAATTACCACCGAGAAGACCGGGTACGGGTAGTTCTGCTCCTTGCGCTGTGCCCTGCGCTTCCTCGTGAACGAGCCCGCCAAGAGCACGACGAAGAACACGACCGCGACGAGCAGATACGACACCACCAACGTGCTAACGAGATCAAGCATGTACACCCGCCTTCTCTCTGTCTGTCTCCCACGCCCGGACCGAGTACCACTGGCCCGTGCGACCTCGTGCACGCAGCACCAGGTCATTCTTCGAGTACTTGCAGTACGCAAGCTGGTACTCCCAGAACCGCGAAAAGTCCGGGTTCCCGTTCTCCTGTACCGGGTCACACTTCGACATGATGCCGATGCGGATCAGCCGCGCGTACTTTTTACGCATTCGCGTGCCGCCGCTCTGCTTCTGCGAGGACTCGCGCGTCATGCGCACGCATCCACTCGTCCCAATGCGCCTTGCGCGAGTCTGTCAGCTCGTACGGCGCGCGGTACGCGTAGACGGACCGCATATGCTCGTCCGAGAGTTCATAGTCTGTGGGTTTTGCCATGTAGACACGCTAACACACGTCCCCGGCCCCCGCAACTACCTACAACGACGCACACCGGATAAAGTCCTAAATCACTTTATTAGGCTTCTGCTAGTATTTTAGTACTATGGCCCAGTACTCACTCCCAGACATGGAAATCCTCCATCTCAACGGCATCCCCAACAAGGATCTCCCGTTGCGCGCTGCCCAACTGCACTACCTTGCCGGTTGGAGCTTCGCTGCGATCTCTCGCGCGCTCGATGGACGCATCACTGCACGCGCCCTGCGGTACATGACCGCTGCGTATACGCCGGACTTCCTTCCACCCCCGCCCACCAAGCGCTTTCCGCTGCCTCAGGCCCCGGAAGTGCGCCCCGTTTTGAGCGCACGGCACAAAGAATTGCTGTCCGCCACGGAGGAATCCACCATTGCCGAGCTGGCGCCCATTGCGCGCCGGTACCGTGCGAGCATGTCTCCCGAACATGCAGCGGCATACGCCAATCGGGACCTGACCACCCTCGTTCTAGACTGCTACGCTAGAGGGGTATCCATCTCTGATCTTGCCCGAGCAGCGGGAGTCTCTCACCGTGCCATGGCCAAACGACTAGGAAAGCCGTAACCCTCACATGATTGTAAAGCGCGACACCTTTCCAGCCATCGTTGATTTTACGCTGAATGACAACACGCATCAGCTTACCATCACGCGAGTTGTGATCAACGAGTCCAACATTCTCATCGCGAAAGACACCCCCAAGGGCCCCGTTGTCGTCTACGACCAGCCGTACACTTCGGCATCGTGGAACGGCAAACTGGGCACCGTCGAAATCGCTGATGGCACCGTCATCACCTACCGCAAAGACGCCGCGTGCGGGTGCGGATCACGCCTCCGCTCTTGGAATCCGTACCGCAACGTCGTGTACTCGAACCAGGACCCCACCGCATGAATGAGCATACCCAATTCTTGAGCGGACTCGTTGACGAGATCCTCTTCATCACCCTGATTCTCGGCCTCGCCACGCACCGCGTGACCGGCATCATCGTGGAGGACGAGATCCTGCGCGGCCTTCGTGAGACGATCTGGCGGCACCTTCCGCCCGAGACATCGCTGATCGGCTACTTCTTCACATGCACCCGTTGCGTGAGCTTTTGGGTCGGTCTTGCGTTCTTCATTGCCTTCGTTCTCCTGCCTCTGCCCACCGTTGTCGTAGCCGTCCTACTTTCCATTTCTGCTATAGTCGTAATCATCAACGATTTCCGCGACAGATAAGTAATTCGGCTAATTAGTAAGTTAGCAAGTTAGGAAACCCACCCCAATGCCTCTCTTCCGAAGCGATAAGCCTGGCGAGCCTCGAACGGCTGCCGCGTACAACACGCCCCGGCCACTGACTGCTGCTGCTACTCAGATCAACCTGAAGTCCCCCAGCGAAGCCGAGCTGTTCCGCGAGCGCAAAAAGGCACAGGCTATGACCTGGCAGTCCGAGGCGTGGGAGTACTACGACGCTATTGGCCAGATCAAGTACGCCGTCAACCTCGTTGCCAACGTCGTCTCCCGTATCCGTCTCTACGCCGCCATCGTTGAAGACCCCGCTGAGGCACCCGTCCAGATCGAAGACTCGCCCACGATGGACCCGTCCATGGCCGAGGCCGCAGTACGCGCCGTACAGCGCCTGAACTCCGCATACGGCGGACAGCCGGGTCTACTTCGGGACGCCTGCTTGAATCTCTCCATCACAGGAGAATGCTACCTCGTTCAGGTCCCCGAGCGCAAGGGGCAAGGCCTCCCGGAATCCTGGGACATCCGCTCCGTTGACGAACTCCAGATCGACGCGGACGGCAACTACTTCATTCAGGCCCGCCGCTCCGGCTCCACATCCAGCTTCGGCTCTGGTGCGGCACCGAAGGATACCATCCAGCTCCCCAAGGGTGCATTCATGGGCCGTATCTGGCGTGCACACCCGCGCTACTCTGACGAGCCCGACTCCAGCATGCGTGGCCTGCTCGACATGTGCTCCGAGTACCTGCTGCTCAACCGCTCTTTCCGCGCCCTCGAACGCTCGCGTATCAACGCGGGTATCGTGTTCCTCCCGGACGGTCTCTCGACCGCCTCCGAGGGCGACCCGGACGGTGTCAACGAAGACACGGACGGGATCGACGCCGCTCCTGAGGAGATGGAAGACCAATTCGAGAACACCTTCATTGAAGCGTTGGTCACGCCCGTGGAGGACGAGTCCAACCCGGGCTCGGTTGCTCCGCTTATCATTCGCGGCCCGGTAGAACTCGGTAGAGAGATCCGCCACATCACCTTCGACCGTCCGTTCGATGACACGCTGGAGAAGCGTGCTGCTACGGTCCTCGAAACCATCCTTCAGGGCCTCGACGTCCCCAAGGACGTTGTCACCGGCCTCGCCAACGTCAAGTACAGCAACGCTGTGCAGATCGATGAGGCGCTGTACAAGGCGCACATCGAACCCATGCTGCTGCTGATCTCTGACGCGCTCACCACCGCCTACCTCCGTCCGTACCTGCGCCACCTGGGCTACGACGAGACTCAGGTCTCCAAGGCCGTCATCTGGTACGACCCGTCGTCGGTTGCGACCCGCAACGACCGCGCGGCTGACGCAGACTCCGGCTTCGAGAAGGGTGCCCTCTCGTTCGACGCCTGGCGCCGTTCGCACGGCTTCTCCGACCAGGATGCCCCGTCACCGGCAGAGTTTGTGCTCCGCCAGCTCGACAACAAGGGTCAGGTCTCGCCGGAACTCTACGAGGCCCTGCTCAACGTCTTCGCACCCGAGGTCATGGCTCAGGTCCGCGATGCCGCACAGGCCAACTCCGTCGCGCCCATCCCCGGCGATGTCCAGAACGTCCTCGACGGCGGACAGCCCGC